ATTAGAGATGCAGAATACTTCTTTAAGATGGTGAGCAAATGAGTTGTAGTAATCATAGTTATGATTCTAGGATCAACGATCTGACTGAAGAACTATATGATCGTGAGTGTGAGATTGAAACACTAGAAGTAGAGAGTAGAATGATGAGAGCACGTATGGATCGCTTACAAGAAGAGAACCTGATGCTTATCAAACAAGTCGAGGCTTTACTACTCATGGTCAAGAGTAATGAAACAGAACGTTTAAAAGTAATACAGGAAGTATGGCAGAACACAATCGAAAAGTCATAAGCTTTAGAAAGTTTCTACTGTACCGACTGGTACGTATACTAAGGAGAAAGATTGATGAACACAAATAGATATTCTTTTCAATACTCCGATGGGTATGATCGAACGATCACACACAATGTCGGTGTAGATGAAGGAGCAACCCCGGAAGATATATTTAACCACTTCTGTGATTTCTTAAACGGTGTATATGGTTGGAATGTAAAGGAATACTTTGAAGATACTACTTCTTGATATTGAATCTAGTCCTAACGTAGCACACGTGTGGGGTATATGGCAGCAGAACGTAGGCATCAATCAGTTGATGGAATCATCTTACGTATTATGTTGGGCAGCTAAGTGGTTGGGAGAAGACGAAGTAATGTTTGATTCTGTCCATGTATCTAAGCCTAAGAAGATGCTGAAGAGAATCCATGATCTAATCTCTGAAGCTGATGCGGTGATTCACTACAACGGTACTAAGTTTGATATGCCTACGCTGAATAAAGAGTTCTTGTTACATGAGATGAATCCTCCTGCTCCTTACAAGCAGATTGATTTGTTGAAGCAAGTACGTAGTCAGTTTAGATTCCCTAGCAACAAGCTAGATTATGTGGCACAGCGACTAGGGTTGGGTAGCAAGACTGCTCACGAAGGTCATGAGCTTTGGGTTAAATGTATGAACAAAGACAGAGATGCTTGGTTCAGAATGGAGGAGTATAATAAACAAGATGTCATATTATTGGAAAGTCTTTATCACCGATTGTTACCTTGGATTAAGAACCATCCGAACCACAATCATCACCAAGACGGTATGGTTTGTCCGAGCTGTGGCGGTACTCACTTACAAAAGCGTGGTACTTCTGTTACGACTACCTCGACTTATCAGAGATATCAATGCAGAACGTGTGGCTCATGGAGTCAGGGAACAAAGCAAGCGAAAGCGTCAGTAGAGGTTAAACCATTATGATTAAAGACGGATACAGAAATTATGATAGTCCAGTAGCTATGCCTGATCTAGGATATGCACCTACGTCTCATCCTATTTCTTTGGAAGAATACTTTGCAGGTTTAGATAAGCTTCATCTTCAAGACGAAGTAGCATCTGTTAGGGATAAGCAAGTAGCAGGTACTCACTATCAGAAAGCTATTCAGCCTTGGGATATTATTTCTGAGTGGAAGCTTGACTTTTGGGAGGGTAATGTGGTAAAATATATACTACGTTGGAAAGATAAAGACGGTGTACAGGATCTAAAGAAAGCCAAGCATTATTTAGAGTATCTAATTGAAAGGGAATTAAATGACAACTAAGAAACAAACAGTAAGTTTTAGTAAGTTCTTTCCGGAGGACAATGCATTCGTATCATTAACAGGGATGTTTAATCCAAATGCAAAGGACTTATTAGAGGAAGAGTTTGATTTAGATCTTACAATTCAATCAGCAGGCGGACGATTCATTACTCTGTACTCATGGCTAGACGCTAACGAGTCTACATTGAAACAGATGAAAGCGATTCACGAAGCTACAGGTAAAGCAATCGAGTTCTACGAATCAGCAGCTAAAGCTAAGAAAGAAAAGAAAGCTAAACCAATCGTGGTTGAAAAACGAGTAACAAAGCAACGTAAGTAAATATGTATCCGTTGACGCTACAAGAATTACAAGAAAGGCTGAAACGTTTAGACGAGCTATCTCTTCTTGAGTTACTAGATGTAACTTCGGAGGAGATAGTCGAAATGTTTGTAGACCGTATTGAAGATAACTATGATCGATTGATGAATGAAGTCGACTATGATGGAGAAGAAGAAGACGATGAGTAAATACGAATTAACACCTTACAATACCTTTATTGCTAAGAGCAGATACAGTCGCTACTTAGATGACAAAGGTAGACGTGAGCATTGGAATGAAACAGTAGCACGTTACTTTGATTTCATGACTAAGAATCTTAAGGAGAAGAACGGTTATACATTGACTCCTGAGTTACGTGCAGAGCTACAAGAAGCAGTAGTTGGTCTTGATGTAGTACCTAGTATGCGAGCTGTAATGACTGCAGGTGCTGCACTAGAACGTCAGAACGTGGCTGCATTCAATTGTTCATACCTACCTATCGATGATCCTAAAGCATTCGATGAAGCTATGTACATCTTGTTATGTGGTACAGGTGTAGGTTTCTCAGTGGAGCAGAAGTATGTTAAGCAATTACCTGAAGTACCTGAGCAGTTGTTTGATAGTCAGACTACTATCGTTGTTTCGGATTCTAAAGAAGGGTGGGCAAAATCATTACGACAGCTCATGGCTCTTTTGTACTCTGGCGAAGTTCCAAAGTTCGACCTATCAAAAGTACGTCCTGCAGGAGCAAGACTTAAAACATTCGGTGGTCGTGCAAGTGGGTCAAAACCATTGGAAGACTTGTTCAAGTTTGTTTGTGCCAAGTTTCGAGGAGCAGTTGGACGTAAATTGTCCTCCTTGGAATGTCATGATATTCTCTGTAAGATCGGGGAAGTTGTTGTGGTGGGAGGGGTCAGACGCAGTGCGATGATTTCATTGTCTGATTTAGCTGATGATAAGATGGCTCATGCTAAAGCAGGTGCATGGTGGGATGGTCAAGGTCAACGTGCATTAGCTAACAACTCAGCTACGTATGAAGAGCGTCCTAGTATCGGTCAGTTCATGAGAGAGTGGACTAGTATTTATGAATCACATAGTGGTGAGAGAGGAATTTTTAATCGTGATGCATCGCAGAAACAAGCTGCAAAGAATGGCAGAAGAGACAGTACTTACGAGTTTGGTACGAACCCTTGCTCTGAAATCATTCTTCGCCCTTATCAGTTCTGTAATCTATCCTCTTGCATTGTTCGTAGTACTGATACTATGGATTCTTTGGAACGTAAGATTAGGTTGGCTACGATTCTTGGGACATTCCAAGCAACGTTAACTAACTTCCCTTACCTACGTAAGATTTGGCAGAAGAACACTGAGGAAGAAGCACTACTAGGTGTATCAATGACAGGTATCCTAGACAATGCTTTGTTGAATAACCCTGATGATGTAGAGTTACCTAAACGATTGGAGAAACTAAGAGATGTGGCTGTCAATGTTAACGCTGAGTTTGCTTCTGCAGTTGGTATCAATCAGTCTGTTGCTGTTACAGCCATTAAACCGGAAGGTACAGTTAGTCAGTTGTGCTCTACTGCTAGTGGTATACATCCTCAGCATAGTCAATATTATATTCGTAGAGTCCGTGCTGATAACAAAGATCCACTAACTCAGTTCATGATTCAAGCAGGGTTTGTAGCTGAACCATGTGTTATGAAGCCTGATAGTACTACAGTGTTTAGCTTCCCAGTTAAGGTAGCTGATGGTGCATTACTACGTGAGCACTTGTCTGCTATTAAGCACTTGAAGTTATGGTTGTTGTTCCAACGTCACTACTGTGAACATAAGCCTTCAGTAACGATCAGTGTTAAGGAAGATGAATGGATGGAAGTAGGAGCATGGGTATACGAACACTTCGATGAGGTAACTGGTGTATCATTCCTACCAATGGATGGTGGAACATACAAGCAAGCACCGTATGAAGAGTGTACTGAAGAACAATATAATCAGTTACGATTATTAGTACCTGATTCTGTTGATTGGGAAAACTTCAAAGAGTATGATGATAACGTAGAAGGTGCTCAGACGTTAAGCTGTACTGCAGGGGGTTGTGAGATTTAAGAGTTACGAGGGTTCTTGCATTTGAAGTAGCAGATTAAAGGTTGGTGAACCGCCCTCACCTTTAAGGATTAATATGGAATACTTTTTTATTGGATTAGTTGTAGGTGTTCTAGGATACTTCAGTATTCAGTGGATCTATAACTGGGTTGACGGGTTAGCAGATAGAGCTAGAAAATTACGCTTTGAAATTGAACACTATAGATTAACTAAAGAACAATGGACTGAGTTTCAAGTTTGGAAACAAGAAAAACAAAAGGAAAACAAATGAGTGTAGAACTTAGCGTTATAAAAGGATTCGCTATTGGTGTAGAGTACGTCAATGGTGATGATGTTGGAGAGGATGATGTTTCAGTCTATGTAGTAATAGACTTAGGTTTCATCCGTCTCTTGTTTACAACTTATAAGCCGGCAGTTTAAGCTTGAAGTCCGGGGAGGTAGACTGTTTTGCCTCCCTGTTTTACTGCAGTTAAGCACTGACATTTAAGATCAGCAGGATCATAAGAGACATGAACCCATCCTGAATCAGGAATACCTTGAGTGTAGAACTCTAAGATAACCTGAGTGAACTTATAGTTCTCAGCGATGTATTTAGCTAAGTCTCCATTGGCAACCCCAGTGATTTCGATGTCGGCTGCTTGACCTTTGCAGTGATCTGAAGTCTTAGATCCGCCTACTGCAGCATTAACTTCAGGAGCACGATAGCCTGAGTTAACCTTAACAGACTTACCATAGTGTTCTCTAACAGGCTGAAGAATCTTCTCAGCTAGAGTCTTTAAGTTACCAATAACAGTTTCATTAGGAGTATTGTCTAACCCTAAGCGAGTAGCTGTATCAGATACTGTCAGCTCTTTTAAACTAAAGTTACTTGTCAGTTGCATTGTTGTTTCCTTTCATGTTCATAACCTTTTCCAATGTACGTCCACCGAAGTAGAATGACATGACTAACATACCCCATTGACCGAGCAACGATACAAAGTTGTCAGAGATATCTAGTCCAAACGAATCTAATAGTGCTAAGAATAAATAAGCAGTCAAGATATATACCATTGTTAGTGGTCTAATGTTCTTAGATAACCAAGAGTCAGACTTCATATCTGCTTCAAGTCTTTTAGTTAGTTCTTGACTCTCAATGTTATCAGCACCTAACTCAGCTAATCTACCTTCTTGTTGTACTTTAATTAACTCAGCTTGTGCTTTAGCTCTTGCTTCAGGATCAGGTAATACTTTATCTAGAACCTTCTCACCAATACTTAAAATAGCTGCTAATGGAATCATTCTGCTTTCTCCTCTACTTTACCAATCTTACGACCTGCAATACCACCTAATGTACCGATAGACATATACGCTACCGCCTTAAGAATCTCTAAGAAGATACCATCAATAGGAGCTAACTCCATACCTTGATCTTCATAAGCAACAGCCCACATCACACCAATAGCAATGATGAATAACATTGTTGATAGGATTACTACAATGAAAGCCCAAATACGGATTTCAATTTCTTCTGATGTCATACGTGCCATGCTTACTTCTCCTGATTTGCTAGTGGGTTATCTAAAGCTCTTCTGATCTTGTTGTCAGTTTCTTTACGCATCTCACGTAAGTCTTTATCTACTTCACGAGACATCTGCTTACCGTCTCTCTCGACCTGCTCAACAATCTTCTCTAGTCTACGTACATCGTTCTTAATATCATTCTTGATATCACGAGTGTAGTCATTAACCTTGTTAGTGTTCTCTTCTACTACAGCTAGTCTCTTATCGAACTCTGTTAAGTCAGGTGTAACATAAGTCTCAATCTTCTTCTGCATATTCTGATAGCTTTTAACAGCTTCAAAAGCACCCCATAAAGTGCCACCTACGATAGGAGCTACAGTAATAATAATCATCATGAGTTTATTAGAATACTTGAGCTTGTATCCACCGATACTGAACTCATAATCAGGCTTCTTATTTTCTTCTGTACTGCTCATCTACCATCTCCTCGTGTGATTTTTGACTACCCATTATTAATGCATAGTAACTTCTATTGTTATCTTGTATTGGTTTCTTAACCATATTCCTAAACAGCATATCAACAATCATTAACGGTTGAACCTGCATAGGTACATCTACCATTACCGGTGCTGTCTGCGTGACTTCATTCTTAACTTCATTTCGCTTCGCTGTTGCCACTGGTTTAGCTTCCGTCTTCTTCTCAGCCTTTGGTTCTGCTTGGGCAGTTTGAGCTGCAGGTTGCGGATTAGTCTGTTGAACTGATACTGTTGCATTTACTGGTCTCGTAATTACTTCGTTGACAACTGGGTCAGACACGACAGGAGTCGTAACACTGATTGTGCCTGTTGTACTGACTTGAAGTACTGGTACTGCAGCAACTGCTGTTGGTGTTGCGACAATGTTATTAAGTGCATAAGCTGCTTCGTATCCACTACATCTTCTGTCATACAGCGGATTAAGGCTGCATTGTTGATTGAAATAAGCTTGAGAATAGCCTG